CGCAGTTACCTCTTGTTGTAAGCGAAGTATTCGGCGCCTATAACTTGAATACAAACTTTGAGGAGCTTGCAAAACAAAACCTTAAAATGCTTATCCTAACCATCCCGGGAGAAAGGATGATGGACCCTAACTTTGGAGTGGGGCTAAGAAGGTATTTGTTTGAACTAAATAACAGTAACACGTATTCTAACATCACTTCGAAGATTAATGAGCAGGTTCAAAGATACTTGAGCTACATTCAGATAGATGATATAGAGTTTCAAATCCCTGAAGGGAATCCAGATTTGTACCCACATAACTTATCAGTCTCAATATCTTTTACAATATTGCCACTTCAATTGTCGACATTGCTACAAATTGATGTTGACCAACCTATTTAGAGAAATAAATTATGGCTAAAAAATTACAACCAATAGATTATACGAGTCGCGACTTTGATTCTATTCGTAAAGATCTAGAGAACTACGCGAAAAGATATTATCCAGACACTTACAAAGATTTTAACAAGGCATCCTTTGGTGCTTTGATGTTGGATACTGTTTCCTATATTGGAGACATTCTCTCATTCTACTTAGATTATCAGGCAAACGAATCGTTTTTAGAGACCTCAATTGAATATAATAATGTTATTCGCCTTGCACGGCAGATGGGCTTTAAGCTGAACACAAGCCCTTCGTCTTATGGTATTCTAACTTTTTATGTCCAGGTCCCCTCAGATAGTAATACAGCGGGTCCTAATTTGGCTTACGCACCAGTCCTACGCGCAGGCTCAATATTTTCTTCAACTGGCGGCGGGCTGTATACCTTAATAGAAGATGTAGATTTCTCTGTGTCTACAAACCAAGTGGTTGTTGGTACAGTTGATTCCACTACGGGTAACCCAACGAATTTTGTCATCAGAGCCCAGGGACGCGCTGTATCAGGAAGAACACTGTTTAAGGAAGTAGAGGTTGGAGATTTCCAAAGATTTTTAAGAGTGGATTTAGAAACTTCAAGGGTTGCCGAGGTTTTGTCGGTTACAGACTCAGAAGGTCATGAGTATGTCGAAGTCGATCACCTTTCCCAAAATGTTATTTACAAAGCGATTCGCAACACAAACACATCAACAAATTCAACAGTCCGAAACCTTTTAAAGGCCGTCCCAGTGGCAAGAAGATTTGTTGTTGAAAGAGAAGGGCAGGCAACATATTTACAATTTGGCTATGGTTCAGACTCAGAGTTGCTATCAGATTCTGTTGTCGATCCATCTAATCTTGTCCTGGACTTAAACGGGCGAGATTATATTACAGACTTAGATTTTGACCCAACCAAACTAATCAGCACAGATAAGTTTGGTATTGCTCCTTCTAATACAACATTAAGAATCGGATATAGGGTTAATCTAAATAACGATGTGAACGCTGCTGTGGAGACAATCAGTGGAGTGGACAGACCGCTGTTTAGATTTACTTCCCAAGGGTCCTTATCCCAAGCCATTAGAAATACCGTAATTTCCTCTTTAGAGGTTTTAAACGAAGAGCCATTTGTCGGAGATATTTCTTTACCCTCCTCAGAGGAAATAAAACAAAGAGTTTTTGGATTTTACGCCACACAAAACAGAGCAGTAACAATTCAAGACTATCAGTCCATCTGCTATGGTATGCCAGCTAAGTTTGGATCTATTAAAAGAGCCGCAGTAGTGCGTGACTTTGACGAGTTTAAGAGAAACCTTAATGTTTATGTTATCTCTGAAGACACAAGCGGCAAGCTGTTGCCAGCTAACATAACTCTTAAAAATAACTTAAGAAATTGGCTTTTGCAGTATAAAGTAGTAAATGACACAATTGATATTTTAGATGCTCAGATTGTCAATTTTGGAATCAATTATGTTGTGGCAATTGATTTGAATACCAATAGATTTACTGTTATCAACAGAGCAAACGCAGCCATAAGAGATTATCTTTTGAGAAATCAATATGATATTGGTGAGTCCATTTTAGTAACGGAGTTTTATAAAGTGCTTCAAAAGGTCAATGGTGTTATTGATGTTGTGGATTTAAAAATAGTTGGAAAATCTGGGGTCACTTACGCGGGCTCCTCGTATGACTTTGACGCTCGCCTTTCTGCTGATGGTCGAAGAATAGAGGGTGAAAATAACGCCATATTTGAACTTAAATTTCCAAATATCGATATTAAAGGAGCTATCCAATAATGGCTATTTTAAGATATCCAGCCGACGCTGATAACACAATTACAAACGCGTTTGAGGCTAACTTGCTCACAAGGGGCACGGGCTCTAATATGGGCTTTGCTGATTCACTTGAGGTTTTCTCCATTTATGGACAAGAATCGGGATCTAATGGACAATCACAAGAACTGTCCAGAATATTAATACAATTTCCAGTAAGTCAAATTTTATCTGATAGAACTGCCGGTACAATTCCGGCTTCTGGTTCTGTTTCGTTTTATTTAAAAATGTTCAATGCAGAACATCCATTTACTCTTCCGCAAGATTTTAACTTAATTGTTGCCCCTATTTCACGGTCCTGGAACGAAGGCACCGGGTTAGACATGGATGAATATCAGGATCTTGGTGAGTCCAATTGGATTAAGTCTAATTCTAGCACATCTTGGACAAATGTTGGCGGGGATTATTTATCACAAGACAACTATAATATTAATTTTGCTCAAGGGTATGAAGATTTAGAAGTAGATGTATCTGAGGTTGTTGAAAATTGGATTAAAGGAACCTCTGGTGGCGAGTATGAGAACTATGGGTTTGGTATCCGACTAACCGCTTCCCAGGAAGCCTATTTCTCTTCGTCTCTTGGGACAAACTCTGGATCTTTGATTCATAACACGGTAGGAGCAACTCAGTCTTATTACACAAAGAAATTCTTTGCACGATCAACAGAGTTCTTTTTTAAGCGTCCTGTCATCGAAGCACGCTTCGATTCACGCACGATGGACGACAGAGAAAACTTTTTCTTCTCATCCTCACGTGCCACTGCAGCAGATAATCTTAATACTCTACAACTTTATAATTACGGTCGCCGCGGTCTCAATAATATCCCAGCGGTTGGAACTGGTAACCTACTAGTTTCGTTCTATTCAAGTTCTTTTGGTTCCCCTGCCGGTTCTAAGCTGTCTCTTC